TAGCTATTAATTTACTTCAAACTCAAGATGCATATAATTTTAATGTTATTTATGCTCCTGGATTAAATAGTCAAAATGCTAATAGTACAGTATCAAGTATTTTAAATGTTGCTCAAGATAGAGGAGACGCTATTGCTGTAATAGACATGGTTTCTTATGGAGCTCAAATTAATGCAGTTACTAATAGAGCAGTAAATTACGATAATTCTTATGGAGCAACATATTGGCCATGGGTACAAATTAGAAGTCGTGAGACTGGCAAAATAAACTTTGTTCCTGCTTCTACATTAGTACCAGCAGTTTACGAATATAATGACAAAGTATCTGCTGAGTGGTTTGCACCTGCAGGTCTTAACAGAGGAGCACTTTCTACAGTACTTCAACCAGAAAGAAAATTAACTGTTAACGATAGAAATATACTTTATCAAGGTAAAGTTAACCCAATCGCTACATTCCCTGGAGTTGGTACAGTAATATACGGTCAAAAGACTCTTCAACAAAAACCATCTGCACTTGATCGTGTAAATGTAAGAAGATTGTTGATTGCTCTTAAAGATTACATTGGTCAAATAGGTGAAACAATCGTATTCGAACCAAATACTCAGGTAACTCGTAATAAATTCTTAAATCAAGTTAATCCATACTTAGAATCAGTACAACAAAGACAAGGTCTTTATGCATTCCAAGTAGTAATGGATGAAACTAATAACACACCAGATGTAGTAGATCGTAACCAATTGGTTGGTACAATATACTTACAGCCTACAAAGACTGCGGAATTCATTCAACTTGACTTCAACATTCTTCCAACTGGCACAACGTTTGGTCAATAAAATAAAACAACCTTAAGATGAACGATAATACAATTTTAAGAATTAAAGTACCTGCTCACTTATACGAGAGTGTAAAGAAGCAATTAACATTGACTGAAGCCAAAAAAGGTGGTAAAACCTATGGTGACTGGACAGTTGTGAAAGAAAAGAAAGCTCCTAAAGACGGAATGAAAAAAGTAGAAGAAATGAAACATGATAAAAAAGACAGATCTTTAGATGAATTAAAAAAAGCTAAAGATGCTCTTGATAAAAAAATTCAAGAGATGGAAACTTCTGATAAAAAAGCAACCGTAGAAGAAGCTGTTAGTCCTGAAATAATGGATGCTATTGGTCAAATAGTAGATTTTGCAAAAGATAACGCAGGATTTCTTGCGGGTGTTGGAGGTATTACTGGTATTGCAAAAATGATTGCTGATAAAATTAAACAAGATCCTGAAGCTAGAAAATCTCTCGATCAAAAAACAGGTGCTGGATCTACAGATACTAGTTTTTTTGAAGAGAAGAAAAAAGACGCAGAAGATAAATAAATTCGTTGTCGAATATTTATAAGTAGAATAAAACTTAACATACAATGCCAGTATTGGATCCTAATGAAATAATGTTCACAGCGTTTGAACCTACAGTATCAAATAGATTTGTGATGTACATTGATGGTATTCCTTCTTACATGATTAAGAAGGCAGACGCACCAGGTGTAACTTTAAATGAGATCAAACTCGACCATATCAACGTTTACCGTAAGATTAAAGGTAAAGCTGAATGGAGAGATATGAGCTTATCTTTATATAACCCAGTATCTCCTTCAGGTCAACAAGCCGTAATGGAGTGGGTACGTCTTCACCATGAATCAGTAACTGGTCGTGATGGTTATTCTGACTTCTATAAGAAAGATCTTAACTTGTCTATTTTAGGTCCAGTAGGCGATATTGTAAGTGAGTGGATTGTTAAAGGTGCTTTCATTAAAGAAGCTACTTTTGGAAACTACGACTGGTCAACATCTGATCCAACTGAATTGACTTTGTCTATCGGCATGGATTATTGCGTACTTAACTACTAGAATAATTATATACTTAAAGGAAAGGCCTCTATTACTAGAGGCTTTTTTTATTTTATAAAATTAATTATTCTTATATTTATAAATAAATACGTTTTATGTCTGAACAAAAGTTTACAATACCAACAGAATTAATCGACCTACCTTCTAAAGGTCTTATCTATCCTAAAGAAAATACTCTATCATCTGGTCAAGTTGAAATGAAGTATATGACGGCTAAAGAGGAAGACATCCTTACAAACGTTAACCTGCTGCGCCAGGGCCTCGCCATTGAGAAGATGCTCAAAAGCCTAATAAAAGCACCAATTAATTATGAAGACATAACCTTAGGTGACAGGAATGGCTTATTGATCGCTGCTAGAATATTAGCATACGGAAAAGATTATTCTTTTATGTATAAAAATCCTAATACAGGCGAAGAAGAAAAAGTAACTATTGATTTACAGAATCTTAAATATAAAGAATTAGATTGGACTTTGTTTAACAACAAAAACGAATTTGAATTTAAACTTCCTAAATCAGGAAATGTAATTACATTTAAAATATTAACTGTATCAGATGATAAAAAGATAGATGAAGAAATTAAAGGCGTAAAAAAGAATTTAGGTCTAGAAGCAGGAGCTGTTTCAACAAGACTTAAACATCAGATTGTAGCTATTAATGGAGACTACTCAGTTAAAACAGTTAGAGACTTTATTGATCAAGGATATTTACTTTCAATGGATTCTATCGAACTCCGTAAATATATAGCATCTATTACCCCAGATATATTAATGAATACTACAGTTATATTGTCAGATGGTAGTGAAGTAGATTTAGACTTACCAATGACGATAGATTTCTTTTTTCCCGGGAGCGGACTATAGGTCCGCATTCATGACAGAGGTTTTTGAATTAACTTACCACGGTGGTGGGGGATTTACCTATTCTGAGGTTTGGAATATGGATATTCCTAAAAGACGCTTTAATCTTAAAAAGATATCAGAATATCTAGAAAAGATTGAACAGATGCGTGATCAAAGCCGTCAACAAGTTACTGAAAAAACTGATATGAGTAAGTTTAAAATACCGGATGCTGTAAAAAATAAGTTAGATCAGCCTTCATTTGTTTCCAAAGTAAAAAACAAAAAGTAAATATTTATTCGTAGGTAATACTAATAAATGGCAGATAACCAAAATACACCAGGCGGACAAGCACCTAATCAAGGATCTAATCAATCTAGATCTACAGGAAAAGAACTTTTAGATAGTCTAAAAGAACAGCTCCGATTAGAAGGTGATTATAGAGATATATTAAGAGATTCTGTTAGAGAATTACAAAAAGCTATAAAACAGCATGATACTATTGCGGCTAAATTAGAATCCTATAGTACTAGCACTATTAATATAAAACAAGTTCAACATGAGATAAATCAAAATCTCATAAAACAAAATATAAATAAAATAAAGCTTACAGAATCTGCTGCAAAATTAGGAGGTATAGAATCAGATCAAGTTAAAATAGCAAATCAATACCTAACAGAATTAGAAAAAAGGCAAGAATTAGAAGGAAATTATATTAATAAAAGACAAGAACTCATATCTTTTGAAAATAAATTTAAAGAAACAAAAAAACAAGAATATAATGCTTTAAATGATTATTATAATAAATTAGAAGACCAAAGAAAGTTAGAAGAATATATTGTTAGTTTATCTGAAAGAGGATTAGCAGATAATGATTTAGTTGTTGTAACTAAAAAAAGAGAATTAGATGCATTAAAAAATCAAATTTCTTTAAAACAACAATCTTTTTCAGCAGACCAACAAGCGTTTATTAATACTAAAAATATTTTTGATCAAGCAAAAGAAGCCGTAGATAAACAAGAAGAAAAAGTATCTACTATACAACAAGGATTAAATTTAGAACAAGCTGCATATATCCAAGCTAAAAAAACAAATGAGTTATATGATTCAAATAATGAGAAATTAAAAGAACAAGAAGAATTTGAAAAAAGATCTCAAAAAAATGCAGGAGTTCTTGGAAAATTAGTTGGTGGTTTAGCTAATAAGTTTGGAATAGGTGAGCAAGTACAGCAGGATATGGTGGCTCAACAAAAACTTTTAGCCGCCCAATCAGATGCTTCTGGAAAAAAATCCGGTACTTTTTCTGATAAATTTAGTGTTGCAAAAACTGGTATTAAAAGTATAGGAAAAGGAATAGCTGATAATTTTAAAACTGATCCAGTATTTAAATTTGGCGCAGCTTTAGGAGTTGTAGGACTTGCGTATAAAGGATTATCAGCAGGTTTTGATATGGTAGGAAATGCAGCAGCAAAAGCAGGTAACTTTATGGCAGGATTATCTGAAGATTCAGGTAATTTAGTAAGAGGCCTTACAAGTGGAATGTCTGATTTAGCAAGAAAAATACCTTTAGTAGGTGGACTTCTAGGAGGTTTAATAGATGGTTTTTCTGCTTTACTAGATTTAGTTCTTGGTGTAGATAATATGATTGTTAAAACTGGAAGACAATTAAATCTTTCAGCAGAAGGTGCAAGAAATCTATATAGAAATCTAGCAGCAGCATCACAGGCATCAGGAGATATTTACATGACCGGTAAAAAATATCTTGAGTCTCAATTAGAATTAACACAACAATTAGGTATTACAAATATTCTTAATCAAGAAATATTAAGAACTAATATTAAATTAAAAGATTTTGCCGGTCTAGAAGCAGATACTCGAGCACGAATTGCAGAATCTGCTCAAATTACTGGTGCAGAAGCCGAAGATACAGTTAAATCTGTACTTGGTCAAGTTAAAGGATTAGAAAGAGCAACAGGTGTAAGTTTTCAATATCAACAAGTATTAAAAGAGGTATCAAGTCTTGGAGGTTATTTAGGACTTCAATTTGCAAAATATCCTGAAAAGTTAACAAAAGCATTTCTTAGCACTAAAGCTTTAGGTTTAGAACTAAAGCAATTAGATGGGATGGCAAGTTCATTCTTAGATTTTGAATCATCTATATCAAAAGAATTTGAAGCTCAACTTTTAACAGGAAAAAATATTAATTTAAGTAAAGCTAGAGAATTATTTTTAAATAATGATTTAGCAGGTGCCGCTGCTGAAATTGCAAAGCATACAGGAGACGCTGCAGGATATTCTAAAATGAATAGAATACAACAAGACTCTTTAGCTGAGGCAATGGGAATGAATAGAGACCAAATGGCAGATATGCTTAAACAACAAGAGTTATATTCTAAATTTGGTGTTAAGAATAGAGAAGATTTATTAAAACAAGTAGATTTATTAAGAACATCTGGTAGAGAACAAGAGGCAATAAATAAAGCTGGTGGTGAAGCCGCATTTAATGATTTAGTTAGAGCGTCTGCGCAAGAAAAACTTGCATTAACTATAGAAAAAATAAAACAATCTATTGTAGAATTTGTTGAGCGTAGTGGAATCATTGAAAAAGTAGAAAATTTTATAAATAAACTATCTAATCCTGAAACTATTAAAGGTATAATAGGAACTATAAGAGACACAATTTCAACTTTTATTAAAGTTGCTGGGGAAATGTTAGCTGATGTTATTGAAATTGGTGGAGAAATAGCGGATATGCTAACTCCACTTAGTAGAACAGACTACAGTAAAAAAGCTGAAATAACTGGAGCTAAAATTAGAGCTGGATCTTTAGAAATGGCCGATAAAGTTATGGGACTTGGAAATTACGGTATAGCCTCAGTAGAAAATGCCGCAGCAAAAGATAAATTAAAAACAGAAACAGCTGCTACTAAAGCTGCTGATAATAGTATGAGTATGGCAAAACCTACAAAAGAAAATCTTAATGTTAATGTTTATCAAACTACATATGTTGTAGATCATAAAAAAGATACAGAAACTAGAATAGACATGGCCCCTAATCAAGATATTAAAACAGGAAGAAAATAAAAAAATAAAATGCCACTAATAGACTTAAAAACTAATCTAAAAACCCTAAGGTTTGGTAACGACCAACCAGGATATGGTTCTTCAGGTCTACCTTATATTCAAACGGCTATTCCTGATGTAATTAATGCAACAGGAACATTTAAGCCTATTTTTAGACCTGGGTCTACTGGTAATTTAGATTTTCCTATTCGTGGTGGAGATATTAAATTTAATATAGGAACGCAAACATTTACTTTATCTAGTGAAATAGATAAAACAAGAATTAGAAAGTTTTTTGAAGATGCTCCTAGAGGT